GCTTCTTGAACAAGTTGTTCACATCAAACATAATGCTATAATCAAACCCTGTTCCCCTATAATTAGAGTTCAAATAATAATAATGAATATCATGGTTGCCTAAAAGCAACTTAACCTTATCTGGATAAGTTTGTTTTAGTTTGATGATTTTCCTAAAATTATCCAAAATCTTTTTTGAACCAATGGAATAAGAATCAAAGTAATCCCCTACAAAGACAATATAATCCTCATCCATATGCTCATTAACAATAGACTTCCAAAAGTCCTGACCATGAATATCACCAATTACTAGCATTTTTTTTGTGTTTTGTTTTGCAAAAATACAATTAAATTTGTTTAAAACCTATTTATAGTAAAATACTTTTTATGAAAATTAAAATAAATGATTCCACCTTTGAAGCAAAGTTGGCCATAACTCGTGAAGAGAAAGAAAAAGGAATGATGAATAGGAAATTTGATGAAACATTTAATGCCATGCTATTCCTTATGGATGTCCCACAATCATGTTTCTGGATGAAGAATTGTATAATACCTCTGGACATCATAATGATTGATAATAATGTAATTACAAAAATACACCATAATTGCCCCCCATGTACAACTGAAAAATGTCAAAGATATTGTGGTAATGGAAATATGGTGTTAGAAGTCATGGGGGGTTTGTGTGAAAAAAGAAACATTAAAGAAGGGGATATGGTTATTTCTAATATTTAGTAATCTCCTTCTCTAATCTTGTTTTTATTTTTTCTGATATATCCTTCATTAATGAAAGATATAATGTTTCATTTTTAGGTTTTGGCGGTTCTGTTGATTTAGTTCTTGGTGTGTAAGTTTTAGGTTCAGTTGATTTCGGTGCAGTTGTTTTAGATGGGGGTCTTTTACTTCTACCCACAAAGTTCAATCCAGATATGTTTGTTATACTTGGATGGCCTCCACTATTTGCTTGAATTAAATCCCAAGCATCAATTGCAACACAATCTAATTTTTCTTTTTCCTCTTCAGTCAAATCAACAAATAATTTATCCATTATATTTTTAAACTCACTATTCGTTTTAGGTGCGCCTTTTTTTGTTAGATATTTATCGCCATAGGTTGCATAAAAATCATTGAATGAGAACCCAACACTATCACTAGTTGCTTTCATTTCACTAACCCATTTAATAGTGGATAATGTAACTAATTTATCTTGAAGATATGGCTTAAACTCTTCCATAACTTCCTGGGCTAATTTACCTAAGTGCAACTTATCAAACTTTGTTTCTTTCTTGAAAGGATTTTTTGAAACCTGGATTAAACCCAGAGGCCAATAAATAATTAAAAAGTTTGCATCTGGTTGATTCTTGAATGCCGTATATCTATCATAAGAACCCGTTCCTTTTAATGAACCCATACCATATTGATATATAATACCATCCTCAAACTTAACATTCTTATGACCCTTCATTGAATCAATATAAGTTTCAGCATTCTTTTGGAACATTTCAGGTGTCTCATCTGAATTTTCTTTCATCCAAGACCTAATATTATTTAATATTGATAATATTGATGGGTTTGATTTTAAAACCAAATATTCTAAGAATCCTTTTTTGTTTTTTAATGCTAACAATAACTTGTTTGCAACCAATCCTAACAATAATTTATTTCTCCTTACAGTAATTGACTTATCATAAGTGAATAAATAATTAATAACATCCTTTGGTGTTAAATTTTGTCTAACAAAGTCTGCTGAATCAACAGTATTGATAATCAAAATATCACTATCAGCAAATATATCATTCTTTGAAACAACTTGTGAAATTGTTTCCGCATTAGACCTTGCTTTCTTAAACTGTCCAGATGTTTTCTTGGGGTCAACCCCAATTTGACTATCATGGTGATCTGTATGAATTTTGAACATTGGTTTACCATGTGCAAAATCCACTAGAACAGGCATAGTGTCCCCTAGGGCATCGTTTTTCTTTACAGCAAACTCCATATCCCCATACTGGATAATGTGGGCATCAATAACCTCTATGCCATTATCTTCCAAATATTTTTTCATAGCCAGAGCCGTAGTGACCCCATCTAAATCTTGATGAAAATATATTTCAGCTTTTGAATACCTTTTTGCTAATGCATTAATTTCTCTTATTCCTCCCATTATTTTAAAGTTAACAAATATTTAAGTTTATTGACTTCTGCCAATATTTCATCTTTTATATTTAACAAATCTGTATCTTTTTTTGAGTCTAATTTTTCTGCTATGTTAACAATAAAATCAGTAGCATCATCCAAAAATGTTTGAATTGAAAACGTTTTTATATCCTTAAATCCCAAATTAAAATCCCCACCGAAATCAGGCCTTCCGTGTTTACCCATACAAACTTCAGCGTATTTGTCTATCAAATCAGTTAAACTATCATAAAACCCTCCATAGGCATTATGTTTTGCATAACTTTTTGTTTGCCAATGTAGAAACTTGAATTGGGTTTGAATTTTAACCAATTCTAAAATTATTTCACTATGCATTGTATTATTTTTTTATATAAATATAACTAATGATTATTTTTATCATTATTTAATTTTTTTATTTTGAAATTAAGGTAGTTTATAGCCTTGTACAAGTCTTCAATTTCTTTATCTGGGTTTTTCTTCCCTGCTCTAGCAACATATTTAACAACATTGAATAAATACGCATCTTTATCTAAGCCCCAGGCTTCACAAACTTTTAAAACCTCATAAGGGTTATCTTCACCTCCGTAATAATCAGGGTGGTTTACTGTTTTGTTATCTTTCATATTAACTTATGTATTTTTTTTCAGACAAAATTGGTTTATTTCTTAAAATTAATTTTCTTTTAGCTATTGGAATTAATGTTTCTTTAATTGGTAACTCTTGATCCGTTTTAGCTTCATAAATGATATAAGACGAATCTCCCCCAGTTTCATTTATCAAACCTAGTACAATTCCAATTGAAATTGATTTGTTTATCACCCCCGAAAACACTTCTTTAAACTCATTATAATCACTGTAATCAGATTGACCCTTAGAAAAATCAAATGAGTATAGATGCAAACTCTTATCAACATTTGAATAGTAGTAAAAATAACCAATAACTAAACTAGCATTTTTGTTTTTTTTGACCTTCAAATCAATATTCTCAAAAGCAAACATCCATATTGATTTTGCAAAATTAAATAAATCTAATAACTTGGGGTATGAAAAATTAATTGTCCTTGAAACTTCAATTTGTTCCAAGGGGTTTAAATCTGGTACTAATTCATACTTAAAATCACTTAAATTGAGTTCATCATCAAATTCATTTATTATCTTATCCAAAGTTACGGTCTTGTTGTCTTTTCCTATTGACGCAATATTCATAATGTTTAATGTGACTTCTTGTAAGTCTGGGTAAATTTTTAATTGGTTTAATCTACTTTCTGAATTTTTAATATAATTCAGTAGGATGTATTTATTGTATTCAAAATCTATTGGCGTTCTAAACACCCAATCTGAACTAAGCCTCTCCATCATATTAATATCCACATTTTTGTTTTATACATAAAATATAAGTTTTTTTTATAAAAAAATCAAATTAACTTTATGTTATTTATAAATATCTATATATTTATTACTATATCAAAATACAAAGATTATGGGTTGTGGTTGCAAAAAAAATCAAACAGAGAATACTGAAGCACAAATTGCTAACAAACAAATTGCTGAAGAACAGTTAAAAGAGAAAATCAAAAAAACTGTTGAGAAGTATTACTCTGGACCAAAAATTAAAGGTTAAAAAAGAATAAAGGGCTAAATGCCCTTTATTTTTTTATTTATATTTTAATTTAAATTTTCTATGTTTAAATAAAAAATATGAAACCAAATTTTCCAAGCAAAGAAAATAGAATATGTAATTTATTAGCTGATTTTATTGTTATAAAAATAGGCAAAGAATTTGATTCAAGAATACAAGTAACAGATTGTGTTAATTTTTATGTTATCAACGGCAAAACTAATTCATCTGTTGTTTTGGATATGAATGAAATTACACAAGAGTTTAATGAGAAATTCAAAGAGTTCTTAGATAATGTAAAAATATTAAGAACAATTGACATCATTGAATACTCCATAGAATTGAACCCCCCAACAAAACTAACGCACACTTTTTTCAACACTGAAAATAATATCTACAACAACAAGTACAATGAAAAAAATGAAATGCTTGGCTTTATTTGTGCATCAGAATTCCCTTATGGACATTCATTTAGTATGGGTAGAAATATATTCTACAACTTAAAACATATCGCATATAATGTAACAAAGATTGGCTACATAAAATGGGTTGAACTTGATTTAAATCTTGAAAAGGATGATGATGATATGATTAATGTTATATGTTCACATAGTGAAAAGCTAAATAACACCATAAAATCAGCAATACTAGATGTGTTTGATTTAAAGAATCTTATCCAGTATGATTTTTCTGAAAATATTATCTTTGAAGAAACTTTAAATTTTAAAGAAGATCAGGGTTTGGTAAAAAACACAAACCCTGATTTTATTATATTATAAATAAAAAGGCAAACTTTGGATTAGTTACCTCCTCCTGGTGCTGGTGCTGGTGCTTGCGTTCCTAGTTTTGGTAACACTTCTGAAGTTTGCTTTATTTCACCTGCTTTTATATTCTGTTGATATACAGTTTTATTGAACATACCATCATAAGCGGTTTTAGCACTAATTATAGTAGCGTTTAACGCGTTTATTCTACTCATTTCTTCTTCTGTATCACCTCTAAAATATGTGTTAATATATATTTTAAAATTATCAACATAATATTTCACAACAGTTTGCTGAACAAGTTTAATTTTCTCATCAATTAAACTTAATATTTGCTGTATTACTTTATCATTAATCCTCATAATTTCAGGATTTGTCATA